GTATACCAGTACTACGAACAGTTAGCTCAGTAAACACCGCTCCTAAACGATAAATATGTGTAATAGGAGATCGTAAATGGCTGTAGTACAAATATCACGTATACAAATTCGTAGAGGACAAAAGAACCAAGGTTCGGGACTACCTCAATTAGCATCAGGTGAACTTGGCTGGGCAGTTGATACACAAGAACTGTTTATTGGTAATGGTAGTGTAGCAGAAGGTGCACCGGCTGTAGGCAATACAAAGGTGTTAACTCAGTACGATAATATCTTTACACTTGCAGACAGCTACACTTATAGAGAAGCTGATGCATTTTTGCTAACAGGCGGAACTGTTGATAGTCCTGTACGCAGAAGTTTACAAGCAAGGCTCGATGACAGAGTCAGTGTTAGATCTTTTGGACTAACAGGACAAACAAGTCAAATTGCAACTACAAGACTGCAAGCAGCTATTGATCAACTATACTTAAACGATGCACTTAAAGGTAGTGCAGCCAGCAGAGTTATACTACACCTTGAGCCAGGCGAGTATATAATCGACGGTCCTATTTATATTCCTCCTTACGCTACATTAGTTGGCGCAGGTTCTGATAAAACTATTATTAGAACAACCACAGCTGGAGTAAATATGTTTACTACTGTCAACAGTGATAGCACTGTTGGTTCTCCTGCACCAAATGCAGGAACTACAACCTTAACGCAGCCACAACGAATTAGAATTGAAGGCATTACATTAGAAACAACTGTTCCTAATAAAGCATTGATACTTAACAATTGTAAAGATAGTACGTTTAGAGATGTTAAATTCTCTGGGCCATGGGTAAGTGGTAATGCTGTTGCAACTACTGATGTTGCAATTGAAATGAATAATCTTAGCACTACTGTTGAAACTAAAAATATTACATTTGATAATTGTACTATAAATGGATTTTCTTATGCTGTAGCAAGTGAATGGGATACTCATAATAACTTATGGATAAATTGTGATTTTTATAATTTAGCATATGGAATTGCATTTGGTACTCAACTAAATTCATTAGATATTACTATAGGTTCAGGTAAAGAAGTCGGTGCTTACGGTAACCGTTGGGCAGACTGTACCTTTACTAATATTAATAAAAATGCAGTATGGATACGATGGGGCAAGACAAATCTCAGTGAAAATAATTCATACATACTTGTTGGAACAGAAGGCGCGGCAGAGTATCAAGCAACTGATGCAGTAATCAAATACAATGTTCCGGGCAATTCGTCTAAAGGTGACTACTTTGCAAGAACAAAGATATTATCGTATACTCCAGGGTATTGGAATACCTATGCATATGTTCCAGAAATTGAAGGGGCAGTGATTGCTGAATTTGGCGAATTGCATGTATTAAACACTATCGGTAGTGGTTCTGGGCAAAAACGCTTTAGACTTTCGGGCGAAGCTGATATTGCTAGCCAACAATACGAGATTGAATATGTTCTATCAAGTAGAAATTATTCAGCTGTACGTAGTGGAGTAGCTACTCTAACTGTTAATGGTATTGATAAAACATTGTCAATCTCAGACTTATATGATTATACAGGTGCATCTGCGTATGAAGATGCAATATCTTTTTCAGCATTAATACAAGATGCAGATTTAGATACTGTTAATGAAACTATTGACGTGTTGGTAAACAGTACTATGCCTGTAGACGACTTGTCACAATTAGAATTTAAAATTAGAAATAGAAAAACAACAATCGACGCTACTGGTGAGTAATGTTTGACAAAACCTATGAAGACAGGTTGGCCGCCTGGGTTGCCTTTCGGCACTTGCTTGAGCAATCAAAAGATCCAATTCAAGATGTTATAGATTGCTATAACACTGCTCCTACAGTGAGCATTCACATAGATCCGTGGGACCAAAAGAGCTGGCCAGACCCCTGGCAACTTGTTCAAGAGAATCAGTATTGTGACTTCGCTCGCGTACTAGGAATGTGCTATTCCTTACAGTTAACAGATCGTTTTAAGGGTTCCTCCTTTGAGATACATATCATTACAGACTACGAAGAATCTACCAATTATTACATTTTAATGGTAGACAAATACGCAATAGGATACTATAATGATACTTACACATCTATAGATGAGTTGCCATCGTCGTTGGTGGACCAGAAAATTTACAGTATGCCGCATAGGCAATAAATATCAATTATAAGAACACACTAGGAGAGAGAATGTCAAATGGAACGATGATCGTCAAACGTGACGGCACAAGAGAGCACCTTAACATTGATAAAATACATTTTGTTGTTGAGGAAGCCTGCAAAGGACTAGCAGGTGTTAGTAGTAGTCAAATTGAAATGAACGCAAATTTGCAGTTCTATGATGGAATGACTACACAGGAAATTCAGGAAATTTTAGTTAGAAGTGCAAACGACCTTATTAGTTTAGACTCTCCGAACTATCAGTTTGCAGCCGCTCGTCTTTTAAGCTATGGTCTATACAAGCAAGTGTTTGGATCATATGAAGCAATTAGTTTTGAAGAACTTATCAAAGCAAATATTGCTCGTGGAATCTACGATCCAGAGATTTTAGAAAAATATACTAGTGAAGAAATTGAACGTCTTAATTCTTATATCCACCACAAGCGTGATGAAAACTTTACCTATGCTGGACTACGCCAAGTAGTCGACAAGTATCTTGTTCAGGATCGTTCCTCTGAAGAGATCTTTGAAACTCCGCAGTTTATGTATATGATGATTGCAGCAACATTATTTGCAAACTATCCTGCAGAAGAACGCATGCACTATGTAAGGAGATACTACGATGCGACCTCACTTTTTAAAGTCAATATCCCAACACCAGTCATGGCCGGCGTTAGAACACCAGTGCGTCAATTTGCAAGCTGTGTGCTTGTTGACAGCGACGATACCCTTGATAGCATCTTTGCCAGCGATATGGCTATTGGACGCTACACTGCGCAACGTGCAGGCATCGGCATCAACGCAGGAAGAATCCGTGGAGTAAACTCACGCATTAGAGGCGGAGAAGTAGCACACACAGGTATTGTCCCGTTTCTAAAGAAGTTTGAAGCAACTGTACGTTGCTGTACACAAAATGGTGTACGTGGCGGATCGGCTACTACGCACTTCCCGTTCTGGCATCAAGAGATTGAAGACATCCTTGTGCTAAAGAACAACAAAGGCACTGAAGACAATCGTGTGCGTAAGTTAGACTATTCAATTCAGCTTAACCTAACTATGTACCAACGATTGTTATCCGGTGGCGATATTACTCTTTTCTCGCCACATGATGTGCCGGGCTTGTACGAAGCATACTTTGGCGATGCAACTAAGTTTCAAGAACTGTACGAAATGTATGAGCGCAAGACCAGCATCAAGAAAAAGAAAATTCCTGCGATGGAGTTGTTCTCAGCGTTAATCAAAGAACGTGCTGAAACAGGACGCATCTACATTATGAACGTAGATCATTGCAACACTCATAGTTCATTTAAAGACACAGTTTATATGAGTAACTTGTGCCAAGAGATTACATTGCCAACTAAGCCGCTAGGACATATTGACGATCCTGAAGGCGAAATTGCATTATGTATTCTTAGTGCTATTAACGTAGGTATTATCAAGAGCTTAGACGAACTAGAAGAACTATGTGAACTAGCAGTACGTGCGCTAGAAGAAATTATCGACTATCAGCGTTATCCAATCTTGGCTGCTGAAAAGTCTACTAAAGCTCGTCGTAGTCTAGGCATTGGTTATGTTGGTTTAGCACACTATCTTGCTAAGAACAAGGCAAGCTATGCAGATCCCGAAGCATGGAAACTAGTACACGACCTAACAGAAGCATTCCAATACTATTTGCTAAAAGCATCAAACAAACTTGCACAAGAGCGTGGAGCATGTGAGTACTTTAATCGTACTAAATACGCAGACGGCATCCTTCCTATTGATACATACAAAAAGGATGTTGATACTATTGTAGCAAATGAGTTAAAGTATGATTGGGAATCTTTACGAAACGATATTAAACAACACGGCCTCAGGCACTCAACTTTGTCCGCACAGATGCCATCGGAAAGCAGTTCCGTTGTGTCGAACGCAACAAATGGAATCGAGCCACCTAGAGGCTACTTGTCCGTTAAGAAGTCCAAAAAAGGGCCTCTTAAGCAGATTGTTCCACAGTATCAAACTCTAAAGAATCACTACACATTGTTGTGGGAAATGCCTAACAACACAGGATACATTAACGTTGTTGCTGTTATGCAGAAGTTCTTTGATCAAGCAATTAGTGGTAACTGGAGTTACAATCCTACACACTTTGAGAACAATGAAGTTCCAATGAGCGTGATGGTACAGGATTTGTTAACTACTTACAAGATGGGTTGGAAGACTAGCTACTATCAGAACACTTATGATTACAAAACAGATCCAAGTGATATTGAAGAAGAGGTTAAACAAGTTGCGCTACAACCAAGCACAGTAGCAGATGATGATGAAATGTGTGAGGCTTGTGCAATCTAAGGTTGACAGGCAACACGAACGAACGTATACTGGATAGTATACGCACATAGATATATAGGAAGTAAAGACATGGCGAAAACAATTTTTAACCAAGATAAGGTTGATTTTACAAAACAGAATATGTTCTTCGGAGCAGATATGAATACGCAGCGATACGATACGTTTCGACATCCTGTGTTTGATAAACTCAATCAGACCATGCTTGGTTATTTCTGGCGTCCAGAAGAAGTAAGTCTACAAAAAGATCGTGCAGACTTTCAAAACTTCCGTCCAGAGCAAAAACATATCTTTACTTCCAATCTAAAATATCAAACACTTCTTGACAGTGTTCAAGGACGTGGACCATGCCTAGCATTTTTGCCGCATGTTTCAATTCCTGAACTAGAAGGATGTATTGTTACTTGGGACTTCTTTGAAACAATCCACTCGCGTAGCTACACACATATTATGAAGAATGTGTACGCTGACCCGTCAGAAGTATTTGATACTATTCTAGATGATGAAAAGATCATTGCCCGTGCAACTTCAGTAACTAAACACTATGATGCCTTTACAGTAGCAGCAGATGCTTATACTCACCGTGGTGAAGGTAGTCTGCGTGAAGTTAAAAAGAAGTTGTACATGGCAATGATGACTGTTAACATTCTAGAAGGCTTGCGTTTCTATGTAAGTTTTGCGTGTACATTTGGCTTTGGAGAACTAAAGCTAATGGAAGGAAGTGCTAAGATTATTAGTCTTATCGCTCGGGATGAAGCACAGCATTTGGCACTAAGCACACACGTACTGAAACTTTGGGCTCAAGGCAAAGACGATCCAGAGATGGTTTCTATTGCCAAAGAGTGTGAAGAAGAAGTATATGAAATGTGGCGTGCTTGTGTTGCAGAAGAAAAAGATTGGGCAGCGTATTTGTTCAAAGACGGCAGCATGATTGGTTTGAATACTACATTACTTAATCAGTATGTAGAATACATTGCCAATCGTCGTTTGAAAGCTCTAAACTTGCAAGCAATCTTTGACCAACCAGTAAATACTAATCCGCTACCGTGGACTACACATTGGCTTTCAAGCTCAGGCTTGCAAGTTGCTCCACAGGAAACAGAAGTAGAAAGCTATATCATTGGCGGCATTAAGCAAGATGTAAGCACAGACAGTTTAAAAGGATTTAGTTTATGATTGAAATTTACGGCAAGCCAGCTTGTCCACATTGCGATGCAGCAAAACGGTTATGCGAAACACGTGGATTAAAATATACGTACAAGCAACTTGACGCAGACTTTACTCGTGAAGAAGTATTAGAAATGTTCCCAGGAGCACGAACCTTCCCACAGATTATTGTAGGCGGCACTAAAATTGGCGGCTACGACAAACTAGGTATATATTTAGAAGAAACCGGATATAACGGAACAGGACACACACTATAATGTTAATCGAAACACCATACAAAGTAGGAGACACTGTCTCTTTTAAATTAAGCTCAGGCGAAGAAGTTCTTGGACGTTTAGAAGCAGAAGATGCAAAAGGATACACGTTACATAAGCCAATGGTGCTTATTGCACAACAACAAGGTTTAGGCCTTGCACCGTTTATGTTTAGTGTATCACCAGATGCAAAATTTGTGTTGCAAGCAACTGCGGTAAGTTGTATTGCAAAAACCGAAGCAGAAATTGGTAAACAATACACTTCACAAACTAGCGGTATCCAACTGGTATAAAAATGCCCGGAGTTAGTAGAGATAACGATACAGCAGAAGGTGATTTGATTCCAAGTCAGACTACTGTATTTGCTGATTCAAACCTTATTATTATCGACGGTGATAAAGTTACTCCACATGCTCCAGGAGGAATACATGGCCCTCCTCCGCCTACTGTTCCTGCAAGCGGAAGAAATCCGGGAGTATATGTAGCAACTAAACTTGCAATTATAAAAGGCGATCCTGCTACATGTACTCATCAAACGACAGGCAGTGGTAACGTTTGGATTTACGAAGGTTATGCACCCCCGGTAGTTATTTCAGCAGCTACAGTAGCACAGTTAACAGCTGAAAATACAGAAATAATTAATAACCCTCCATTTACTACTGATGGAACTCAAGTACGACCAAATTATCCAGGTACTGGAAATGCAGGTGTTGATACACTAGGTACACAATCTCTTGTAGATGCAGCATCTAGTACAGCATCAGCTGATCAAATTCCTGGATTTTTATCACAAGTATTGACAGAAGCTGCTACAGGCAACTGGGACGAACGCAATAACGCTAAAAATAACCCAAGCATTAGTAATCCTAACATTACTAATCTTTGGAGAGAATTGAACATCGGAAGTTCAGGAATGTGGGCCGATGATCAAACACCTTGGTGTGCTGGATTTGTTAATTGGGTGTTAAAGAAAACCGGATACAGGTATATGCAAAGTGCCAGAGCATACGACTTTAGAGATAAGACAAGCGTGTACAGAGGAGTACAAGTAGCCACTAATGCTGGTCAGCCTGGCGACATTGTAGTATGGAATTATAGCCACGTAAATTTTATCTATACTGTTCTTTCTCCAGGAAGATACACATTCTGTGGCGGAAACCAGAGTGATAGAGCTAGTTCTACTAATAACAATCCTTCTGGTGGTACAGTTAGTAATTCTTATCCAGGAGGCTATAATGCTCCGGGAAACATAACAGGAATATACAGACCAGTAAGGTCTTAATTAACGGTTGACAACCAAACAAAAATCACATATAATTAATTAACCATTATTAAAGGAGAACTATAATGACACAACCAACCCACGAAGAAATCGTATTGGCATTTAACAACTATTTGAAAGAGCATGCATCTTTCGAAGAAAAAGGCGTAAAGGCAGCAGCTACTCGCGCCCGTACAGCACTTGGTGATCTAGGCAAACTTACAAAAGAGCGCCGTAAAGAGATCATCGAAAAAAAGAACGCAATGTAATAAAATAAAATATGAAAAAAACAGTCGCAGTAGTTGGAACAGGCATCGCAGGTATCACTACTGCGTACTACCTTGCTCGTGAAGGATATGATGTAACTGTTTACGAGCAAGAACGCTATCCAGCAATGCGAACTAGTTTCGCCAATGGCGGACAAGTAAGCGTAAGCAACAGTGAAGTATGGACCACTTGGAGTAATGTTTTTAAAGGCATCAAATGGATGTTTAAGAAAGACGCCCCATTGTTGATGCGTCCTAGACTTGATTGGGCACAGTGGAAGTGGATGGTCAAGTTCTTGTATCACACTGCTAAAGGCAGTTACAAAAAGAATACTGTTGACACTATTACTATGGGCCTAGAAGCTCGTAAGTTATACGAACAAATACAACAAGAAGAAGCACTAGACTTTGATCAAAGTAAATCAGGTATCTTACATTTTTATAAAGATCCTAAGTATTTTGATAATGCTGTTCGTGCTGGCGAATTGTATAGAAGCGCAGGTTGTGAATGGGATATCTTAAGCGAACTAAAAACTAAGAGTTTGGATCCTGCTCTAAGCAACATTGAAGATATTGTAGGTGGAGCATGGACCAAGGATGACTTTACTGGAGACATACACAAGTTTTGTTATCAGCTTACCCAAGTGTTAGAAAACAAATACAGTGTTAAGTTTTACTACAACTGCAAAGTTGACGACATTACAGAATTGTTGTATAATGATGCTGTTGTTATTGCCAATGGAGTAGGAAGTACAAAGCTAGCAAAAACAATTGGTGAGACAATTGATGTTTATCCTGTCAAAGGTTATAGCATTACAATTAACAATGTTGATCCTAAGCACTTGCCTCGAGTAAGTTTGTTAGACGACGAAGCAAAGATTGTAACATCAAGTTTAGGCAATCGTTTCCGTGTTGCGGGCACAGCAGAGTTGGCAGGCGAGAACTATGATATTCGTAGAGATCGCATCCAGCCATTGCTAGATTGGGTGCATAAAAACTTCCCCAACATCAATACACACGACTACACTCAGTGGGCCTGCTTGCGTCCAATGACTCCTAATATGATGCCCATTGTAAAGCAAAGCGATCGTAATCCTAAAGTGTTTTATCATGTAGGACATGGACATTTGGGATGGACACTTAGTCCGTCAACAGCGAAGACTGTTGTTAATTTAATTAAAAAGGCAATCTAATGGATGATAGAATTAAAAATATATTGTTGAATGAAGGTATTCGACAAGCATCAACAGTGGAACTAATTGCAAGTGAAAACTTTGCAAGTGATGCTGTTATGGAACTTGCTGGCAGCATCTTTACCAATAAGTATGCTGAAGGATATCCTGGCAAGCGTTACTATAACGGTTGTAGAAACATGGACGAAGTTGAGCAACTTGCTATTGATATGTTATGTAACTTGTACGGAGCAAAGTTTGCAAACGTACAACCTCATTGTGGTGCTAATGCAAACACAGCAGTATATCAAGCACTGATGCAACCAGGTGATCGTTTGTTAGGCATGGACTTAGCAAGCGGCGGACACTTATCACACGGCAGCAAGCCTAACATCTCGGGCAAAGTATACGACTGCTATGCTTATGGTGTAGATGCTAATGGATACTTAGACTACGATGCTATTCAAGCACAGGCGTTTGATGTGCAGCCGCATGTTATTGTAGCAGGCGCTAGTGCTTATCCTAGAGTAATTGACTGGGCAAGGTTCCGTGAGATTGCAGACAGTGTAGATGCTTTCCTTGTAGTTGATATGGCACACTACAGTGGTCTTATTGCAGGTGGATCATATCCTAACCCTGTACCATATGCAGATGTAGTTACATCAACTACACATAAAACCTTGCGTGGACCACGAGGCGGTATTATCCTATGGAATAGCGAAGGATTGACCAAACAGATTAATAGTGCAATTTTTCCGGGCACACAAGGCGGTCCATTGATGCATATCATTGCAGCCAAAGCACAGTGCTTTATTGAAGCTGATACACAAGAGTTCAAAGACTACACACAAGCTGTTGTACGTAACGCACAAGCAATGTGTGACGTGTTTATTAACGAAGGCTTTAGTGTGCAAACAGGCGGAACTGATAGTCACATTATCCTTATGGACTTGAGCAAGAGCAAGCACAGTGGTCGTGAAGCAGCGGACTTGTTGGAAGCAAACGGCATCACAGTTAACAAGAACGGTGTTCCTAATGATCCTCGCAGCTTTGTAGAGACCAGTGGCATCCGTATTGGTACAGCCGCAGAAACTACTCGTGGTCATGACGAAGAATGGTTCCGTCAGCTTGCAACTACTATTGTAGATATCTTAGAATGAGATTCTATGTAGGCACCTGCGAAATGAAATGGACCCACGAAGGTGACATGGAACAGCTCTGGATCCGGAGAGAACTGGGCGATGAGCTGTTCAAAGAACTACAACAAGATTGGTGTGCTGTTGTACTACTTAGAAGCAATAGTCAGTCACTGCCAGGCGATATATACAAACGAGTTGATGTATATGTAGATATAGAAGACGACAGATACGCAACACTATTTGCACTACGGTTTTCAAAAGCAAGAAAGTTAGAAACGATATGATGTGGACTGATTATAATATAGACCAAGCAGGCGACAACTTTAGAGTTGTAGGCGATTGGCCCGGTGAAGTTATGGGTATCAAACGAGATGGTACTAAGAAAGATTATGCGCTATACAGACCAGGCGATGTGTTTATTGTAAACGAAGGCGGCTGGCTTTGTAAAGTAGAAGATGTAACAGCACTGGTAATGAAATACGAAGCAAGCAAGGCTAAAAAAGATGAAGTGTAAACAAGGTGACTATGCTCGTATTATCTATTCAGTGCGTCCGGAGAACATTGGACGAGTTGTAAAGGTAGTAGAGTATATTGGTAAGTTCAAAGAAGGCGAACAGTTCGAAGCATACGGAATGACCTGCACTTGTTTAGTACACGACCACTTCTGGTGGATCGAAGGCAATGATATTGAAATTCAATTCGGTCCAAGCCCTAAGGCATATATTGCAGACACATGGCTAGAACCAATTCGACCAGAAGAAGAAAAAGAAGAGTCTAAAGCAGAAAAAGAACTTGACATGTTTAACTAAACGTGTTATAAATATACTTGTAACGTTGAAGCAATTCAAACGACGAGCTGGACCCGGGGGCGGTACCCGGCAGCTCCACCATAGATACACTGTTTAAAAAGGAACATTGTTCTGGGCATGGCCAACGAAATCTCCTATTTGAGGTTGGCAGTGTATCTTTGATGGGGCTGAACTAGGATCGACAGGCGGATTAGTAGAAGAGTGGAGTTACCGGGATGTAAGCGCCGTACCGCGAACAAACTTTATAATTGCAAACGCAAATATAGCATTAGCAGCCTAAGGGCAGCTACGGGGTAGTTAGACCTTGTTAACAAACATAGCAGAGAGGGCAGCTTAGGCTGCTCTCTTTTTCACTAACCACGTTTATCTTAGTAGAAACACTGAGATGATAAGTAAATTGTCAATAAGACAGAAAAAGGAAACTAACTAAAATGAATACTACTACAATGATGATGGTTGCCGCTGCGGCAATGATTAGCACAGCCGCAACAGCCGGTGACTTTGATAATACAGCAGTAAAACTAACTGCACAAACAGACGCATATTCTATTAGCGTCAAAGCACCAGAAACCGGCGCAACTGAATTTGCTGTTAGCGTAACAACAGCACCAGTTGATGTAACTGCTACCTGGAGCCGCAATGGCGCAGTAGACAACTATGCACTAAAGGCTGGTAAAGAAGTTGAAGTAACAGGTCCTGTATATGCAGGTGCAAGTGCAGAGTTTACATTTGGTGACAGCTATACTGCTGACACTCGTACACTTGTTGCAACTCCATATGTTGGTGTAGCACATACAATCGGTGCGTTAACTCCATATGCAGAAGTTGGTTACGCATGGAAGTCAACATCAAATGATGTACTAGACTTTGCTCGTAACGACTCATACTTAGAAGTTGGCGCAAGCTATGCAGTAACTCCAGCAATGGCAGTTAAACTAAGCGTGTCAGAAACACGTGATATTAACTTTAAAAATGCTGGTGACAAGAATGCAACAGTAGGCATTACTGTTAAATTCTAAACGGGGACAGGCTATACGCCGTTCGAACTAAAGAGCCCTAAAGGGCTCTTTTTTTAATTGGTATTTCCAATTAATGCCATAGAAAAATACAATG